AATGAATATGGGTCAAAGTTAGCCTTCTGTTGGGAAAGGTCTTGGTTGCGAATTTGTTCTGCCGCTCCGAATGCTTGTCCTGCTGTTTGGAATGCCTGCTGCTGCGCCTGTGCCCCCTGCTGCGCCAGCGCCTTCATTACTTCCAGGTTGGACTGTCCAGTGTTGCTTGCTATCCCAGCCAGTGCTGCCGGGGTTGCACGACCTGCCGCTGCTTGCTGCATGAGGTCTCGGTTCTGATTGCCGAGATTCATGAGTGCCGCGCTGCGTGCCAGGTCTGTTGTCTGCTGCGCCCCGCCGAGGGCTTGCGATCCTAGAGCTTGTTGTCTTTGCGCAGCAAGGCGTCCCTCCGCTGTCTGCTGTCCAATGAAGCGACGTGCGGCTTCTGCTGATTCGCGATTCGCTGCCGCACCTTCTGCACCGGTAGATGTAAATGATGCAGCCTCCTGCACCTGCTTGGCCATGTTGATCGGTGTAGTTCCTCCACCACCGCTAGACAAACCAAACGCATCGCCCATGCCTTGCAGCAATCCAGCACCAATGCCAGCAAAGGGACCTAAGCCTGTCATCGCGCCTAGTCCAGCGGCTCCACCTTGCAGTAGCAAGTTCTTGAAATCGAATGCCATAGTTACGTTTCTCTTGTTATATGTGTAAATTAGTGCATGGCAAAAGCAAAACCTAAAAGGATCGAGGAAGACGACTTACTCGATTTGCACGATGGACCGGTGACGCTGACATCGAGAACAGATAATCAGATTGTTCTAGCTGTCAATCGAATCATCGACGGTCTTGATATCGACATTGATGCTTTACAGAAGGGGGCTACGGCAGGAATGCTTCTTTCGATTGATAGGTTGACCGACATCATTGCTAACGCTGCCGACGACGACATCCGAATTAAGGCAGTGAACAGTATGACGTCGATTGCTAATCACATCATCAAGCGTCGTGAACTTCAGCTCGAAGAAGGGGGATCGATTACTGTGAACGTATCGGCGGCTCACGTACCCCCTAGATTGAATGGCGACCAGAAGTAAAGTCCAAGAGATAAATATATCTGAGCTAATCAAGTTCTCAGGTAAACAGCAAGAAGTATTTGACTTCATTGGAAAGAAGTCGTACATCGTTGCCGGTGGTGCTCGTGGTGGCGGTAAAACATATCTAGTCGTAGCAATCGCTGTGCTTTGCGCTATCCTGTTCCCAGGGTTGCGCATTATGATTATCCGTAAGTCGCTCGACGAACTGCGTCAGCAGATTATTGAGAACGAACTACTTAAGCGATACTTCCCAGGCAAGCTGTTTACTTGGCGTGAGACAAAGAAGTCTGCCTACTTTGCAAACAAGTCTGTTATCTACTTCAGGTCAATCGAAGAAGATACTGACGTATCTAAGTTGCAAGGTATCGAAATCGGCTTGCTTATCCTTGACGAAGGCAATCAGCTTAGCGAGAATGCTATCCGTAGGCTACTCGGTTCTCTTCGTGACTTTGGAGATAGCGGCTTTAAGCCGACGATGATCATGACGTGTAACCCCGGTGGCGTCTGCGATGGCTTTCTCAAGCGGTACTGGGTTATGCCTGACTATGCCAAGTGGGAACCAAAGGAGCTCATCAAGAAGGACGAGTATGCGTATGTACCGTTCGGCGTCTACGACAACCCGCACGCAACGCAGGACTACATAGACTACCTGGAAACACTTCCCGACGATCTCCGCGCTCAATGGCTGCTCGGTGCTTGGGATGTCATGAGCGGTGCATTCTTTAGTGAGTGGGACCCACGAGTACATATCGTCACTGAGCCCTTTGAGATACCGTCGGACTGGGTGCGTTGGCGTGCCGTTGACCTTGGCTACGGAGTTCACCCTTCGGTCTGCCTCTTTGCGGCACAGGACCCCGTAAACGGTGTGGTTTATATTTATGACGAGGTGTCTACAAAGGACACCACCGACATCTTCATTGACATGATTTTGGCAGCGAGCGGTGACGCAGACTTTGCCGCTACCTACTTTGACCCGAACTCGATGAAGTCGCGTCGTGGTGAGACAGCGGATGCACTGTCCCCCGCTGTGATGTTTGAGCAATCCGGCATCTATGTGCAGCCAGCTATCAACGAGCGTGTTAACGGGTGGATCAACGTCAAGACGTACCTTTCCGACAATCCGCCGTCGAAGCCTGCAAAGCTCAAGATATTCCCACACTGCATGGGTCTTATTGAGACAATCCCGTTGCAGCGATACTCCAACAATAGGCCCGACTTGAACACCCGTGGTCAGGATGACTACGTTGACGCCTTGCGATACCTCCTTAGCCACATCCCCTATGGCTCTACAATCAACGCCGATGGCACGGTTGATAAGGAAGAAAAAAAATTAGGAGCTGACAAAGATAGGTACGCATTTTTGCAAGGGGCCCAGACTCAATCTAATTACGTTGAGTTCGAGGAACTTGTTGTTTCACGATATGCAATCTACTGAGGCACTATGGATAAGAAGTCTCTTGGCAGCGACATTACAAAGATTTACAAAATCAAGCCCAAGGGCATGTCGAAGCCTAGCAAGAAAGTCGAAGAGCCTGAGATGGAAGACGAAGAAGAGGGCGGCGACCCCGCTGAGATGCTTCGCCAGGCTGCCGATATGATTGACGAAGGCAACATTTCAGAAGCGTATGGAGTCATCGACGAAGCCGTAGAGGTGTGCAAGGAGATGCACGGCGAAGGCGACGAAGAGGAATATGACTGAGTACACCCCGTTTAGAGTTTCGGAGATGCCGTCGAGCGTTATTGCTCGCGATGTGTTTGCCGAAGAAAACCTGAACGATGTTTACACCCGCATTTGGGAGGACATCGAAACGGCGCACCCGCTCTTTGCGCAGCAGTGGGAAGAGGCTCGTCGCAACTCTGCGTTTGTGCAGGGAGACCAGTGGGACCAGGATGAGATTGAGGCACACCACCGACAGAATCGAATCCCGTATGTGTTCGACCAAATCAGCCCCAAGGTAAACGCTGTGCTTGGTGTTCACTCGGCACGTCGTGTTGAGGCGCAAGCTATCCCGACGGAGCCTGGTGACGAACCTACTGCATACGTTGCTAACCGCCTTATCAAGTGGTGTGAGCAAGTCAACCGCATGGATGAGGTGGAGAATGAAGTCTTCTATGACATGATTGTCAAGAAGGCTGGTGCTACGGTTACCCGCTGGGCATTGACTGACGGTCTTTCGGGTCGTCCGGTAGTTGAGCGCATCCCTATCTACCAACTGATGTGGGACCCGAACTCGGTTGACGTTAGCCTTTCTGACTCCAAGTGGATGGCTCGCATTCTACCGATTTCAAAACAGGATGCTATTGAGCGCTGGCCTGAGTTTCAAGAAGCTATTCGTAATGCGGGTGGTCTTGGCAATGAGTCGGTTGTAGACCGATTTGAGGTGATGACGCCGCGTCAGCAATACGTTGCTGGTACTGGACGCTCGCTCAAAGACACCGACCTGCGCGGTGACATCATTGCTATTGAGCACTTCGAGAAGCTACGTCAGTACATCTACATCGTTGTTGATCAGGTCAGCAATGAGATTACTGAGTATGACGAACAGTCATCGGCGCAGAATCACATCGAAGGCTTGCTTCAGCAGTACGCCGAAAACGATGTCAACCTTCTCGATCCTGATGGTAACGACTTGGTGTACATCGTTACGCTGTCAAAGGACATCGTAATTCAATCGCTCATCTTCGCTGACGAATGTGTAAGCCGAGAAGTAACAGAACTTCCTGACTTTCCATATCAAGTCAGCTTCTGCTATCATGACGATGGTGAGTATTGGTCGTTTGTAGATCAGCTCATTGACCCGCAGATGTTCCAGAACCGCATGATTTCCGAGCTGGATAACCAGATTGGGCGCGGCAATAAGAACATTATGACGGTTATCGAAGCAAAGCTCAAGCGTGGCTTTACTATCGAGAAGCTATCGACAGAGGCATCTAAGGTATCGCCGAAGATACCTGTGCTTTCACACGACGCTATCAATGTTGTTCCGAATCAGCCAGCGCAGTCAGACTTGGTTCCTGCTATTACGATGGCTATTAGCCACATGACGGATGTCGTCGGTGGCCGAAATGCACTGGGCTTGCAGGAGAATGCTGCTGAATCTGGTGCTGCCGTGCGTGCCCGTCAGGAAGCAGCAGGTATGGCGCGTATGCCGGTGTTTGCGCATATCAACTCGTGGCGTCGCAAGGTGACGGAAATGTGTCTGTGGTACATGCGTAAGTACCTTGCCGCCGACCAGCAGATGCGCATTATGGGTGAGGATGGCAAGCCTGAGTGGATTATCATTCCCAAGGATGCGTTGGATACGCTGGCAAACGCTCGTATGGATATTGTTATCAACGAAGCTGTTGATACGGTTACTTCAAAGGAGCGCCAGTTTGTCCAGGTTAAGGAGCTATTCCAGACGATTGGGCCTATGCTTCCCCCTGACATTGTGGTTACGACGCTTCTTGAATACTCCTCGCTGGAGCAGAATACTAAGGATAAGATTCTTGCTATGATTCCTGCTATCCAGCAGTATCAGCAGCAGCAGGCAGAGGAGCAACGCATGGCGAAGCTCCAGAAGTCTGTCGAGGATTCGATGCTAAAGAAAGACATGAAGGAGCAAGCTGAGCTCCAAAAGGCTGTCACCGCCGCGCAGCCGAACGCAGCACCTACTTTGGGCGGAAATCCATCTACAATGTAGATTTCTTGAGGATTGTATGAACTCCGAATACTTTGAGCAAGAGGAAGAACAAGAAGAGATTCTTTCCGATGAAGAAGTTGCTGAGGGCGAACTTGAAGAAGAGGAAGTCGTCGAAGATGAGAACTCTGAAAGCGAAGATGGCCCGGAGGTTATTGATGCCGACGATGACTTTGCTATTGAAGTTCCTATTCAGCAGCTTGACGGGACATTCGTTGAACAGGTTCTTGATTCAGATACGCTGTCGCATCTCGTAACAAAGGGTGCGCATTACGATTCGTTGTTGAAACATGCTGAAGAATATCAGCGACAGGCGAGCCAATCCAAGGCGCTTGTAGACTTTGTAGCAGGAGACCCGTTGCTTGCACGTATGACGTATATGCGTGCAAACGGCTATTCACAGCAAGACATCCTTAATGACATCCAACAACTCATGACCAACATGAACCAGAACTCAAACACCGATCCCTACCTTGACGAACTTGATGATACGCAGAAGCACATTTATCTCAAAGTCAAGGAAGAAGAGACAAAGCGTCTTCAGTTGGAACAGCAGCTTGCGAGCCTGCAAGCGGAACGCATGGTTGACACCGTAGCAAACCACAACTCCAAGGTGTTCGACGATGCCCTTGCTGAGTCAGGTCTGGACTATTCTGGCTCGGAAGATATTCCAAAGATTCAGAAAGCGATTGCAGAACTCTATCCGCACATCGACCCTCGTTCTACGAAGTTCACGAAGCAGCAAGCAAAGGCTATCCTTACAAACGCAGGTCTGCGGCGTCGAGGTTCAAAGACAAGTGCAAAGATTGAACAAGTCAACAAGGCGAAAATGGCTCCCCGTGTTATTGGCGGCTCCAAGTCCAGTGGGACAAACAAGCGCCAAGTCCAGCCGAAGGCAGGTGTAGGTATTGAAGAACGGCGTAAGGCTTTGCAGGCTTTGGGGTTTTAATTTCGATGCTATTGATTTCAACATAATTTAAGGAGAACGCCACATGGCATATCTAAACAGTACACGGCGTGGTATTCGCACTACCCAAACCGTGAACCCGCAGAACATCAAGCCTGATGTAAGCGAGCAAATCCGTACGCTCTATCCGGAAGCCACGCCGATCATCACGCTGATGGAGAAGATTTCTTCGGCTGGTCGCCCGAAGACGAAGAAGGTCCAGGTTCGTAAGTATTACGCAACGGACTTCCTCGATCAGATCACAGCCGCAACAGCCGGTATTGCTGGTAACAACGAGACGCGCTTCGGTCGCCTGACCGTTGCTCAGTCTTCGCGTCCTGGTATCTCTGGCATGCTGTATCAGCCGCAAGACAAAATCTACATTGTGGCCACCGGCCAGACGGTAGAAGTTGTTATGACGCCCGACGCTGCTTACCGCGTCAATGGCACGGAGCTCCAGCTCACGACGGCGCTTGTCAACAACGGTGCATCGCAAACACGTACCGCTGCTGGCAACATCATTGTTCGTGTTGTCGAACCTGTGCCGTTTGTCGTTGCAACGACGTCAGACATCTGGCATCTAGGCCGTACGATTTGGGAATCGCAGCCCATTGAGGCATCCGGCTACCAGCGTGACGTCGTGTTCGACTACAACTTCGTTGAGCACAAGGAAGCCGTTCTGGAAGTCACGGAAGATGAGCTTGAGTATGTGCAAACGTACGGCGCGATGAAGGACTTCGACTTCCAAAAGCGCGAAGTCATTGAAGAGTTCAAGAAGCAAATCAACCTGACGTGCTGGTATTCGGAGCGTGCGGTCAACTTTGACCAAACGGGTCGTCCGACGCACCACATGCGCGGTGTGCTCAACGCTATCCGCACGAACGTCACGGTCTACGATCCGGCTACGCCTGGTCTTGACTTCGAGAACTTGGTCAGTGAGTTCATGTACAAGCAGGCGTTCCTCCACCAAGGCGCAAAGCGCAAGTGGGCATTCGTCGGCGCTGACTTCCTGAACAACTTCAACAAGGCTTTCCGTGATTATCGTCGTTCGGACATCAACGTCGCTAAGCAGACGCCTGGCCTAAACATCACGACGTACGACTGGATGGGCTATCAGCTCGACCTCATTCGCAATGAGACGTTCCGTCTTGGCACGCCTCAATCGCACTGGTGCGCTGTTATTGATCCGGAGCAAATCGACTATCACGTCGCGAAGAACTACGATGTTCGTGAATACTCGAACAACAACGAGCGCGACAAGAAGCTGATGATCGAATGGTCCGGCACGATGTCCTTCCACTTTGAGGAGCACCACGCTCTTCTCCGTACCGCCTAATCATTCACGTAACTAAGGACAACAACAATGCGATACATTGCGATTGATGATAGCTTGGCCCTACTTGCCGCCAGTGGCAAGGCCAAGTACACGTTCAAGAACGGCGTGCTGCAAATCGGTACGGCGACTGGAACGGGCGCTGGCAATGAGATTGTTCCCGATCTAGCAGGAACCGATCTCGACTCGAAGATGCAGAACCTGTATCCTGCCGGAGCAAACGCCCTTGAGCAGGTTGGCCTCAACAGCCTGTTCTTCCAGGCTCCTCCGATTATTGCTGCTGGTACGCTTGCATCGGGTAGCTACTACACGCTCCTTAGCGGTACGGCTGATCTGACAGGCGCAAACTATGTTGGCAAGTACACGCTCGTGCTTCCCTCGCAGGTTCCTTCGCTGGACCTCACGGACTTCCCGCTTGGCTTCGTTATCAAGGCTACGGCTGCGATCACGGTTCCGGCTGGCGATGCAACATGGGCTCTGGCACTGCAACCGCGCTGGTTGGACGATCAGGAGCACAACCTGCGTAGCGAGCACTTCATTGTCAACGAACTCACAACCTTCAAGGATGAGAGCTCGTGGAATGGCAAGACGTACTCGTCGCGCATCAAGGACCCGAAGTACGTTCGATAATATGAATAGGGGCCTGGTGTAAGCTGGGCCCCTATCTTTGTTTCATCTAACTTTGAAAGAACACAAATGGACCTGACAAAGAACGCAAAGGCAGTGAAGCCAATTCTGCATAAGGGTGAAGCCGAGGCGAAAGAATCCGTGCCGGTCAAGGCTGTGTATGACAAGGTGGAAGTCCCGCAGGCTGCGCTCGAAGAAGAAGCTGAGCTGTTTGTTACCCGCAACCGTGGACTGCGCTTGCTAGTGATGGTTGAGAATGAAGATCATCCTGGCTATTACACGCAGGCGAACGTAGCATTCCGTGATGGCAAGTTCCGTACGTCCGACCAAAGCCTGATTACAGCGCTCAAGCGTCATTCAAGTTTTGGTGGTTCGCATGCGAAGTCGTTTTCCGATATGCCGCCGCAACCACGGGCTAGTCTATATTGGGCTGGCAATCTTCCTGAAGAGCTCCAGCGTCAGGATCGTCTTGAAGCTGAGCAGTTGACACGAGATCGAGAGCAATACGAAGACCCATTTAGGATTCGCAAATGAACCCCCCATTCAACTTTGATGATTTCATGGGTGGCTTTCCTGTGAAAGCTGCTGACGCCACCAAGGATACGATGGATGGTAAAGCGTACCGACTTGGCTATCAATCAGCAAAGTTGGAGAACGACCGTTCTAAGCTCAACGAAGAGAAGGTGTTGTTTGAGCAGCAGAAGGCTGCTGTTATTCAGCAGCTACTAAGCGCACAGGCTCAGATGGCTACGATGATGGGTGCAACGGCTGGTGCAACGGCTGGTATGTCTACTGGTCTTGGCATGGGCGGTGTTCCTGTTGGTCCCGGTGGTGAGATTGGCGCTCCGCCTATGGGTGGCGGTATGCCTCCTGATATGGGCATGGGTGGAGGTATGCCTTCTGACATGGGCATGGGTGGCGGTATGCCTCCTGCTCCTTCAGCACCACCGATGGGCGGTGGAATGCCACCAATGATGTAAGGACGTATCTATGCCTAACGACAAGAACAAGAGAGCAAAAAGTAAAAACCAGCAACCGATGCAGCAAGACGCTACGGCGATTGATTGGCGTTCCGTTGCTGGGGAGCGTTTAGCTCCACCGGCTCCACCGGCTCCACCGGCTCCACCGCCTCCACCGCTTTATTTAGGGCCCATCTATGGTAGGCCAGTTCCTTATCCGCAACCTGAGCCGATGTCTCCCTATGTTGATCCTTTGAATGCACAGGTGGAAGACTTTTTAAGTCAAAATTCGCGGTATCCTCCCTACGTTACACCACCTGAGCTTGAGGACAAGCTCTATCGCTACTATTATCCAAACAAGCGTGGAGAGCAACCTTTTACTGCGCAGGACTCTAGTGAAGTTGAAGGATTCTTGTCTCGGCTTCTGCCTAAAGATCAAGTGAAAGCACGGACTGAAGCTATTCGATCAATCAGAATTAGATAAATGCCAAGGTAAAATGCTGTACCCTTATGCCATCTGACCAAAAGAAAAATAAGCAACAGGCCGATACATCGAATCAAGCCGATGGTCGGCCTGCTGGCTTGTCGATGGATGATTGGATGAAAGTTGCGTCTATGTACGCAAAGAATGCTCAAGACGAAACAGCTCGCTTTGCACGATATGCGCAAGACGGGTATGACCGCTACGCAAACGAAGCGAGGAACATGTATGGGCGAGCTCAGCGTGTTTATGAAAGTCTTCCTGCGTACGGAGAAGCAGCGGGTCGCCTTGCGTTGGGGGCATCTGAATACTATCCTAGTCTGACCAACCGCCCATTCGTTGACAAAGCTGTATTTGGTGTGGCGAAGGTGCTTCCATATATGCTCGGCAGGCGTTAGGGGTTGCCTTTCCTGTTGAGTAATTTGCGGTATGCCAACAGCCGCGCAAATGAGATCAAAGGTTCGCTCTATCCTTGACGACGAGCAGTCGTTATGGAAGCAGGGAGCCATGTGGAATGATCAGCAGATTGACGCCGCTCTTGATGCCGCTCAGTTTGCATTCATACGCTATGCCTATCTAAAGAAGCAGTGGCATCTTATCTCGGTGTACTTTACGAGTATCACCGGGACATCCCAGCTAGGCTTGCCAGCAAACTACATGTTCTATGCGTCTGCGGCAATTCAAGAAGAGCCTGGGCTCCCATTCTATCCAGCAGTGCTATACATCGGCTGGTCTGGGGCACTATTTACTCCTGACACTACGCGGTATGTAGCGTTCATCCGCAATAACACCGTAGAGTTTCGCGTTGGCAATAACAATGCTACGGGTACGCTTTGGTACTACCAAACCCCGACGCGGATTAGCGCAGGAAGCAATCATGTGGAAATGATTGACCCGTGCTACGATGCCATCGTGTACCACGCCTGTGCAATCCTGCAACAGAAGGACTGGGGTCAGTGTCAGCGTGCGTTGAAGAGCATGCAGGCTGTCATCATGCCGCTTATGTCTGAGCCTATGGAGATGTACCCTGTCAACCTCAATCAGAATACAGACGCATGACAGTACAGGAAGCCATAGACTTCGTACGCAATTTGCTTGACGAGCCCAAGTATGAATACTTCGGAACGAGCACTGATCTCGTGACGGTGTTCAGAGATGCTCTGCGTGAAGCTGCTGCTATCGTTGCTCGCGAGTGCTGGCATCGTGGTGAGAAGGAAGCATTGCGTCCGCTGTGGGCTGAGGTCACACTGCCGCTCAATGGAAACCAAATGGCAACGATGCCGACACGATTCCTTTTTATTGAGTCTGTTCGGTCGAACTACCAGGACAATGCCGATAAGACGTGGCCTCACAAGTACGTCTCACCGGCGGTGTTCTCACGACGTTTGCTTCGTACGCCGTTTGATGGTGCGTCTGGCAACCAGTTTCAAGGCCGCAACCTTTACATGACGAGGGCTGAGTACACGATTGTTGGAAACAACATCATGGCTACGACGAACCCATTCATGCCCACAGCCAACAAGAATGTCCTTGTCAGCTACATTCAGGTTCCAGCAATCTCGGCTACACTGACGAACCAGTTGCCGATGGCGACGTACATTCACCCGTTCATTTGCGATAAAGCTGCTGAGATTCTGTATCGCAAGGAGCATCCTGGTGATGACCGTCCGAGCATTGGTGGAATCCTAGATGTTGAGGGTGCGCTGTATCAGGCAATGCGAGGTCAGCAATGATAGCCATATCATCCCTGACCCTTGGCGATGTAATCACTGCGATTGAGATGCGTGCTGGCGACCTCATGACGCCGTACAACTCTGACTTTCAAACGCTTGCACAGTACGTGCGCGATGCTCGCCGTGACCTGTTCAACCGCACGAATGCGTTTAAGGAGTGGTCGTATCAGCAAACGGTTCCCGTGACGCACTTGGCGGCACTTCCACAGAACTTTATTCGCCCCGTCCGCCTGACAACAAATCTTCCCGGCGCTGACCCTACGCTTGGCGTCCGCTACGAAGCTCGCATGGCCGACCCTCGTGAGTGGCACAACCTCACCAATATCGTACGGCCTATTAGCTTTACGAAGGGCTGGGTAAAGACTGGTGTGTACATGATCTGGGCGAACAACACAGACAGTGTGAACTGGGCTGCGAATAACATGGCCATCTGGATATACCCGAACAACCTTCAGGGCCAGCTAGACTATGTTGCATCGTTTGCTGACGTTGACTTGCTGACGAATCAAAGCCGCGTCTGCGTTCCAATCGAGCTAGAGAACCTGCTTATTGAGCTGGCTCTTAGTAAGTTCTTGGATGACGTGGCTGATCCACAGCGTATCGTGACGGCAGCACAGGATGTGGCGCAGAAGGTTTATCAGTATCAATCTACGCAGGTGGCGGCGGCACAGGCTACGGCTGTGGCAGCGCAAGCTATCCCGAACCCAGAGCCAGCATCGGCACGCACTAAACCGATTACACCAGGAGGGCTTCTGTAATGCCATACACAATGGCTACATACGCCACCGAAGTGATGCAGCGTCTGAATCGTTACGACGTAGCAAAGTCTGTTGACGTCGGTATGCTGGAGACGGTTATCAATGCCGCTCGTTTCGAGGTTCAGATGTCTACGTTGCAAGCTGTGCCTGAGCGATATGCTCGTGTGCATAGGCCGACTGGCGCTCCAACCGTGTCGTGGGTTGACTCTGCTCGCATGTTTGAGTTTGACCAGACGACGGGCGGAGCTAGAACGATTATCAATCAAGTCTATGTCCATCCTTTGCCTGAAGACTTCATTACCGACGTGACGGTTCAGGTGTATGATGAGGAGGACTGGTGGCCTGCGCGTGGTGTATCGAAGCGAGACTTGTACACCGTGCTTACGAAGTCATTCTCAAAACCGACGCAGCGTAATCCAATCTACTGCATCGAGAAGTTTGTTGGCCAGCAGAATGCGCGATTGCTTGTAAGCATTGGTCCAACCGCAGTGCCTGAAAATGCTGTTGAGATATGGTATCTAGCCAAACTACCGTGGCTGCAAATCGAGAATGCTACTGGTGCTCCTGACGCTGAGGTGCGCATAGGTTACGACTTAGAAGAACTCGTCGTGTTGATTTCTTGCTTGAAGATTCTTGAAACGCTTGGTGCTGGCGCTGCTATCCCGCTGATTCGGCAGGACATTGAAATGATGATTCTTGCTGTGCAGCGACAATACGAAGGTGAGATTGACCGCAGTCGTTTGCTGGTCGAAGCTCGTGAGTCTGTGATTCCCAATGTACCGATTCCTGACGCTAGTGCCGTAAAGGTGTAAGATGACAACTTGGAAAGAACTATACGACGATCTCCTGCAAGAGCTTGCTCTGTACCAGGAAGAAATCAAGATGACGCCGCAACAAGGCATGCGCTACCTGACGCGAGCGTTGTCAGAGTTCCAGCGTCTTACGGCTATTGCTGAGGATACGAAGGTGATTATCACCGCTGGTGATCTTACGTCTATCGCGACAACGTATCCTGCTGGCAATGACATCCTTGAAGTCGTAGAGCTGTTGGATGCCAATGGATACATCATGCTGAATGTTTCGTACCAGCAATTCACTGACATCATCGAGCGTGCTGACGGCGGTCAGATAGGTTTCAACGAGAACCCTGCTCACTACACGCGACTAAGGAAGAGGCCGACGTACAATCAGGAACGGTGGGAGCTAGGCCCCGATCGTGGCATGGCTCGCATCTACACGATCTTTGCTGACCAGCTCATGCGTGCTCCGCTTACCGGCGCATTGCTCTCTGCACCGCTTGCAGCAAACGGAACGAATCAACTGTTGGCGGGGAATATGTACCGCCTTGTCTCAGGAGCGGCGGCGCTGAATGCAGGAACATACGTCAACAACCATACAATCGTAGCACCTGTACCAGCTCCGCCTAACCTGGGCGCTATACCCGTTGGTACGGTTATCCGTATAACGACGACATTCACTCCGCCGAACACGGCAGGCGTATCGTGGCAGCAAGTGACAGCAAGCAACGATCCGTACTTCGTTATTCGCTACCGCCCGCACTACGACATCTTCTCGACGGTATCTCCGCAGTGGGCGAACTGGCAAACGGAAGCGAACTTCGAGACGAACTTTGCCACGCAGACACCTCCGACACAGGTTGTGAAGTTTGCCCCTGCGTTCGTGTCGTACGCAGCAGGCCAGTACCTGCGTTCACAGAATGTACTCTCCGGTCAGCAACCGCTGTGGCAGCAGTATGACCAGGAGTTCCGCGCATACGTCGAGCAGGCGATCACGCTGAAGCCCGTCCAGTCTCACGAGCTTTCGTCCCCGTACAACATTAGTCCCTATAGCAACTGATGGAATACCAAAAGACTAACGTCAATGCCTTCTTGGGTCTGGATAACAACCAGCGCCCTGAACTCATTAAGGATCAAGAGGCATCGGATATTGAGAACCTTCGCTTTGACAAGCTAGGCTATCTCATCAACCGCAATGGAGTGCAGCTTCATTCTCTAAATTCCGATCGCTTTGTCAGTACCGTTGACGGCATAACGACGACTGGCATCCTTTGGTCTATTGGCACAATGGGTCTGACGGAGTATGTCATCGAGAAACCTTGGGGCATCGGTAGTGGCGAGGCGGCTGTGCATCCGTACGACGATGCTACGTTGAATGCGTTTTCGCCAACAGCACCCAATACGCCGAAGTTTACAGATCGGTTCATGGTGTACGCAGTTCGCATCCCTGCTACGAAGCCTATGTTGCCGTCTCCATACACATCTAGGAGAACCGACAACAGGAACAGCAGCAATGTAAACTCTAGTGGTATAGCTACGGACATGGCTAACCAGTACACATGGCGCTACAAAGCTGCGTACATCTTGGTTCCGTTGACTGGTCCGACCGGCTTCCGTGATTCGTTTGCATTTGCACCGAATGGCAACATGTTGAATGCCGCCGCAAGCTATCAGCCTGTTGACGGTACGCTTCCTACCCTGCTTGCAACGATGGGGTCGCGCAGCATTGTTCGCGCTGACGATAAACCAAAGAAGTTGCAGATATACGCACCTGCCCGGTGGCTTGGTGTTCACAACGAGTTTGCTGACTCCGGTATTCCAAAGGACCTAAACTGGATTGAGCACTACGTCTCGATGCAGCAGTACCGTGATTCAGTTGTCATCTCTGACATGACTAACGGCGACATGTATCTCGTCGATGAGTACATGGAGTCGGAGTACCAGGATACGAAGAAGCATCGGTTTACCTTGCGTGAGAATGCGCTTGCGCACTTTGACATAGATGATGTTGTCGTTGACTTTGGTGTTACTGGGTTCAATAACGGTGTTAAAGCACCGATGGCTCTATACAAGTTCTACTTAAAGCGTTCTCGGTTCAATGCTACGCAAGACAACTACATACCATACTATTCTGGTGCAGAAGAAAGTCCAAGGATTCTTAGCTATAAGACTGATTTGCGAAACTGGAATATCGCAGACGCGCAATCTAGGATGCCGTCAGTATTTATAGCTACTGAATACTGGAAGTCCGATGTTGACGGTGGTGAATATGTCAGTGGTTGTGGTATTACCTTTAACACTACCACAAGGTACACCTTTACATCAAATGAGGAAGCTGATGAATACGATGACTTGCTTTCTCCTCTGACACTACAGAATCCAGATATAGATGAGGACGATCAGGTTGCCACTGATGTTTATCTCTGGAAAGATATGGAAATACGGTATTTCCCGTCTAGTGGCGTTGCGGCTACATTCGGGAACTACTTGACGGCGCAAGATCGCACATGGAATAAAACAAGCTCTTCCGGTACAAAGCTAATAAAACTCAAAACACGGGAAGGCGTGGAGCAGCAAGTACCTCTTGGTGTATGGCGTTATCGTTTTGTCTGGTACATGGGGAATGGAGAGTACAGTGCGCCATCTTCTGAGTTGCTTGTTCCAGACCTGCTGTTTAGTGGGGTTCAAGATGCGGATATTGTTGGATCGTATGGAAGTTACCTTCGACCAATAGGTATTAGGAGCTTCAATGATGCTGAGAAAACCAGTCTGCCGCTCGTACCGCAGAACCCTGTAAGCCCTAACTCGCTTAGCCCAACATTTCTCAACGAGGGTTCGGGTATGCAGGGCATACAGATGTTCTCTACTTCAGTGGACCCGATTCTGGGTACGCTGGTAGGGGACCTAAACACGTATGGCCGAAACTTTGTGGATGTCAAGAAAAAGATTCTTACATCAAGTCACGTATTCTCGGCGCGGTATTCTAGCACCAATGGATCGTCTTGGCCTACGAACTGGACAAATGAATCTCTGCTTGCCAAGGGGCAGGTGAGCGTAGTCTGCACATTGATGTGGCAGAACGACTATATCCCACTTACGGGTGTTGCTGTAGAAACTGGTAACTCTACGATTGCTGCCTACGAGGAAGCTGTCGGTGAATATGAGTACACATCTACGCAAATGTATGTTTCATCTGAGCTGCCTCTTTACGTCCCATTGTTCCCAGATGAGAATGCGAGCCATACCTACAACAGTGTCTTTACGTATTACGGCGTTCTTCGTACTGCATATCAGAATGTACCAAGAAACGTGGGTACGGTTGGCAATCCGAACTTTGGTTACAGTGCAACCTTCCCTGGCTATCAGATTGTATTTGAAGGCGCTCAGCGGTACGGCGTAGAAAACGACACAAATGGTAACGGCGGAGTTGGCTTTGTAAACTCAGACATAGTTACCAACGGCAAGGGTGCATGGATAAACATTGTGCCGTATAAGGGTGGAAAGCCAGTGTTGTTCCAAACACTGACATTCCCACCGACGGATGTATTCATTGAATACAACAACAAGTTTGACGACCTAAACCCAACTCCTTGGCCAACTGGACCACTCGACCCACCGGTGCATCCACTATGGTGGTGGCGCAACATGACCGCTCTGCGTGGCGTACGTCAAGAAGCGGATCGCGTCTTGTCTTTAGAACCTAATCTTCCAGCCGAGGTAGCAAGCCGCATTGTTCTTTCGGGTTCCGCAGAGATTACACTTTGTAATTTCGGAGATGTCGGAACTTGGGTTTCGCAGAAGAAACTTTATGTGGCTTCTCCAACTGACGAAAAGAACAATCTTCTCTATGAGACGCAGCGTTCGTTCACGATAGTTAGTGGCAGCAGCCTCTTTGCATTTGACAACATCTTTGCTGGGGTCAACAACGACTATCGAAAGTTTATAAGCGCCCCAGGTCTCCCTGCTACCAATGGGACAATTCAGTTTAGCAATCTCAGAGTTGTGCTTAGCGGCAAGGGTGAACGCCTAACAATCCCTGAGCAACTTTCGATGTATGTCCCAGCCTCGCTACTGTTCGAGGCTCCACATATCAAGCTGGTTATTCCGACAAACCGTATTCCACGTCGTGCTCGACAGCTCCTCATCTTCCGCACACGCGCATCGCATGACAACGCATGGCAACCACACGACTATGGTTTGGTAAAGACAATCGACATTAAGCGTGACGCGAATGGCAGCCCTGTCGATTATGCAAACAACCAACTGTCATTTCTCGATGACGTAAAAAGCTCTGAGCTTGATTACTCGTATGCACTGAATGACTACGATGGATTTACGGAGCCTATAAAATCTCGCTTTTGCCTACCATTGAACGAGCGCGTGTTCTACGCTAACATCAAAGAGTCGTATCGTCCACATACGCCTCGCACCGCTCTTGATGTTGTGAATACGCATGCACCGGACACCACGGTAACGGCTCATAGAAACATTGATTTCGGTTCTCAAACAGAGATGGCTCGACTATGGTCGTACAAACTGTTTACAGCGACGCAAACCGGTGACGCAACAATCACGAACATCACGAACCAGTACCTTTACTACTTTATTGCATACAATGACCAAGCCCGTTCATTTTCGCTGGCATCATGCTCCGGTGAAATAAACCGTGGGGCATCATTTGCTACCGACAAGAATAAGCCTGTGTTCTTCTGCATGCCTTCGGCGTATGATCCATCGGTAGAGCAGGCAAACATCTACCGTTTGCAGCTTAGCGCACCCATCGAGAAGATAACACTGACAACAAATCGTGCCTCTAATATCATCCAGGCTGGTCGAGTGTACTACGTGGTCCAGGGTGTCGTCGAATACAATGGCACGGTGTACTATCCGAACGATGTGATTCAAACGTACTACGGAAATGATGTCGGATACGACGCAACGTACGTCAATAGGTTTGTCAATTACTTCGAGATTCTTAGCCCAGCAACAAATGACCGTGGAAACGCAGGTTCATACTGCCAGCCAGTCTTATACAATGTTACGAGCTGCTTTGATGGAGCTGCTGGGCCTAGCTACATTGAGAAGATTGGAACAATCAAGCCCGAAGACGAAGGCATCTTCTACGACAACGACCTGCCGTCACTTGGCCGTCTGCCGCTGAAACAGATATTCCAGAACGAAGATGTCATGCCTGCTGGTCTTCGCTGGTCTGAGCCATATCAGTCCAATAAGATCAAGCTCGCATCGCTTATGGAGGTGCGCTCTGGTGATGGCGACCAGGTTACTGGCCTAGCCATGCTATATGGCAACCTCATTGTGCTCAAGGAGCGCAGCATGCACAGGCTTGCTGTCCAAGGTGCGGCTGTCCCTGTTTCTCGTGTTGACGAAATCAGCAACAACGTCGGCTGCATTGCACCGAATACCGTCATCACAGTCAACAACACGTTGTACTTCCTGTCGTGGGCTGGGTTCTATCGGTATGACAACAACGCGCTATCGAAGGTTGATGGTGCGTTTTCCGAAGAGCTGCAACTGCGTTTGCGTTCATCGCAAAATGGTGTGATTAACCCAGCTATCCGTGACGCATCCTGCGGTTGGAACCCAACGTACCGAGAGCTGTACCTGACGATCCCTATCATGTCAACGACAACGAATGAAGGGGATAGCGCAGGTCAGTACACTGGTGGCGTCACGATTGTTGACAACAAGAATACCCGAAGCATCCGTGGCATAGCGTACGCTATCAATATCGACAATGGTCTTGTGACGAAGTATCGTTACATGGACGACTCGATATACTTCACTGACCCACAGATTTGGCAGGAACGAGTATTTCCATACTCCCCACGCCAGCGTGCTCCTCGCGTGTACAGCCGACTGTACTACACTAACTCGCTGGGTCAGATGCGTTCGGCAGAGGTGCTTCCGCCGCGCACGTTCAACTACCTTAACCCCGCTACCTTCACGGGTAACAACGCTTCAATGGAGTTTATGCGTGCGTCGTTCTTTATCGAGTCTCCGACCAAGGACCTAAGCAATCGAGACAAACCAAAGGACGACTACCTCACATTCATGCAAGACCAGATCACAAACCAGTACGGAATCTTCCCGACGTCAAAGTTTGTGCGAATCTTCTGGGCATCGAAGTCGTGGACGGCTGAGGATAAGTCCGTGTTGAAGCGCATTCGCAAGGTGTTTGCATACATATCTACATCCGACGACCCTGCGATTGTTCGCGGCATCGTACACACGAGCCCTGAAGGTGAGACGGCTACGACGGATATTGCTTGGCAGTACACGTTTGCGGACACACGCATTACGTCAATCAGGCTTGGGTATAGTGTGACAGGTGAGCTGCTTTCTATCCCGACAGAAGCAAGCGGTTCTTCGTCCGCACCGAGTCAGAATCGTGGCGAGCGTCACCTGTTTGAGGTTGAGGGTTCTGGTGCGTTCCAAATGGAATACTTTGCATTCCACTGGAAACCCATAAACCAGTACGAGAGATAAGGTTTTGACGGAGGTAAGTCCGTATTTTGCTCCTACATATATCGGAGCAGGATATGACTATTGGACAGGCGCTTGCCATGATGCGCTCTGCCGAGCAGTTCAAGGACTACCAGAACCGTTTGAACGCTCAACCTACGATTGACTGGCGCGATGTGACACAGCAACAAGTGGGGCCTCAAGCTCCGCCAGTTGGCTATGCTTCTATGCCTATGGGTCAGGCTGTGTTTGCAGCTCCACCCCCTATACCGGCAGAAGAATACACCCAATACGAAGCTCCAGTTGGCCCTCCGGATGAGTATGCTGTAGAGTCTCCTATTGCTGGTGAGCCTTATGTTCCTATGGAGCAGGCATCAGAACCTTTGGGTCTAGCTCCATTTGATTATAGCGCGGTTGTTTCAAATGCTCAACCGGAACAGGTCTCACCTGCCAGTCAGTTTGCAGCATACCAGCAGCGTGTTGGTGCTGTAGGTCCAGATTTGTTTTCCCGTGATTACTCTGAGCCGCAAACCGACTACTCAACTAGGCCGCCGCAACAACAAGCAGCGTTTGCAGCGCTTCCGTTTACGTCGGAAGTAGAAACGCAGGGTGCTCCGAAGCTGCCGCCGCCGCCCATCCCAGGCGCAAGGCGACCAGAGTCGTCTGCCATGTTTGACTTGCGTCCAGAAAAGGCAATGACTGACGTTTCAATGGAAGAGGAGATTCCTGCTGGCACTGAATTGGCTACGCTTGAGCAGCCTGTTGAGGGGCAGCCGGGTGGTGGTAAACCTAGTAAGACTGAGCCGCCAAAACCAGTTTGGACACCCGGTCAAAAGTGGAGTGCAACGCTTAAGTACGGTGAGAATCAGTACCCAGCCACGGTGACAAAATATACCCCAGCCGAAGATGGTGGTAGAAAGTACCCAGCGAAGGTCACACTTGATTTGGGCGGAGGAAGAACTCGTACAATGGAGGTCGCACCAGAAGACGCGAATTACAAGGCTATCGAGTCACAGTACCAGAATCTTGTGGATAAGGGTGGTAAAGAACTCCAGTACACGGCAAAGGTGAAAATTGGCAATGACTTCCTTCCTGCTCGATATGATCCTGAGTCACGCCAGATTAAGTATCTCGACACA